GAATTAATATTTATAATAAAAACATAAAATGGCAAATTTTACAGTCTCCCCTGGAGTTTCTTTAAATGAAATAGATCAAACATTCTTAACAGCTGAACCCATACAAGTAGGTGCAGCTATTATAGGCCCTACAGTAAAAGGTCCTATTCAAACCCCAGTTAAAGTTACATCTTATACTGAATATACTACTATGTTTGGTGATGTTATTGAAAGTGGTAGTCAAAATTATTCTTATTTAACTTCAATAGCTGCTTATAGTTATTTTAATAGTGGAGGAGAATCTCTTTTAGTAACTAGAGTTGTTACTGGTTCATTTACATCTGCAACGTCCTCTATTATTACTAATGGGGATTCTAATGATGCCTTTACTTTAGAAACCATCTCAGAAGGTACTATTATGAATACTGGAGCTAGTGGAACAGGAGGTGCTTTAGCCACAGGAACAAAAGATAATGTAAGATGGGAAGTTACTAGTGCTAATACAGGATCTGGTACTTTTAATTTAGTAATTAGAAGAGGTGATGATATTACTAATAAGAAAAACGTTTTAGAATCATTTAACAATTTAAGTTTAGATCCAAACTCCTCTAGATATGTTGCTAAAGCAATAGGAGACCAAAAACTTGCTTATAGTTCAGCAAATAACCAAATTACTACTACAGGTGAATATCCTAACCAATCAAGATTTGTAAGAGTTAAATCTGTAAATTTTCCAACTCCTAATTATTTAGATCCTAATGGAACCCCAGTAGCTACTTTTACAGGTGATATTCCCGTAGCTGGAAATGGTACATTTGGTGTAGCAACAGGTGCTCCTTTCCCTGCTAGAGCAGGTAAATTTTATTCAGATATAGATGCTACTGATTCACAAGGTTTAACAGGCACTAACTATACTGAAGCAATTTCATTATTAAGTAATACAGATGATTATAAATTTAATGCATTGTTTGTTCCTGGTTTAACAAATGAAGCTCATTCTGCCCAAATTACAAGTCTTATAACTAACACCCAAAATAGAGGGGATAGTATATTAGTTTTTGATACTACTAATTATGGAAGTACAGTTCTTACATCAACTATACAAGCATCATCAAGAGATACTTCATATGCTGCTACATATTGGCCATGGGTAAGAATTTCTGACCCAGCAACAGGTAAATTAGTATTTGTCCCTGCATCAACAGTAATACCTGGAGTATATGCGTTTAATGATAGAACAGCTGCTCCTTGGTTTGCACCTGCTGGTATTAATAGAGGTGGATTAAACACTGTATTAAGTGCAGAATACAAATTAACAGCAGCTAATAAAAATGCTTTATATGAATCAAATGTTAACCCATTAGCTACATTACCTAGAGAAGGAGTTGTAGTATTTGGACAAAAAACACTTCAAAAAGAAGCATCTGCTTTAGATAGAGTAAATGTAAGACGTTTATTAATTGCTCTTAAATCATTTATAGGACAATTAGCAGACCAGATAGTATTTGAACAAAACACAGCTACTACAAGAAATGCGTTTTTAGCTAGAGTTACACCATATCTAGAAACAGTACAACAAAAACAAGGTTTATTTGCTTTTAAAGTAGTAATGGATGATTCAAATAATGGACCTGACGTAATAGATAGAAACCAATTAATTGGTCAAATATATATTCAACCAACAAGAACAGCTGAATTCATATCTTTAGATTTTATTCTATTACCTACAGGAGCAGAATTCCCAGCATAAAAAAATAAAATTTAGATATTTATAATAGAACAAAACATAACATAAAATGGCAATTTTAAATCCAAACGAAATTTTTTACACAGCATTTGAACCTAGAATGACTAATAGGTTTATCCTTTATTTAGATGGAATACCTTCATTTTTAGTAAAAGGAATGGGTGCTATATCAAATACAACTACAGCTGTAGCACTTAACCATATTAACGTACAACGTTATGTAAAAGGTAAAACTATTTGGAATACTATTCAGTTTACAATGTATGAAGCAATTACACCTGCAGGTTCACAAGCAGTAATGGAATGGGTACGTCTAGGACATGAATCAGTAACAGGTAGAGATGGTTATTCTGATTTCTATAAGAAAGATATCACATTTAATGGTTTAGGACCAGTTGGTGATGTTGTAAACGAATGGATAATTAAAGGTGCTATGATTACTGAAACTAACTTTGGAGATTATAGTTGGGATGATGATGGAACTGCCGTTAACATCACAGTAACAGTACAACCAGATTATTGTATATTAAATTACTAAAATCAATTTTAAAATATATTTAAAAGCTTCACTTACACGTGGAGCTTTTATTTTTCCTTGGTTATCTAATTAGACTTTACTATATTTATAACATATACATACAAATGAAATATAATAGTTTACGTACGTTAGTAAAAGAAGAGCTAAAAAAAGTTATAAATGAAGACTATCAAGATAAATACAAAATGGTAGGTACTTTAATTACTGACATTAAAGAACGTCCTCAAAAAGAAATATATTCTGATATCAGAGCAATCCCTGGAATTACAGTTATTTCATCTGAAGAACCACTTGCATATTCTGATCAAAATTTAAATAAATTTAAAGCTATATTAAGTGTAAAAGTAGATGGTTATCCATTTATTACAAAAGGTGGATTTACTAGGGATAAAATGATGGAAATTGCTGGAGATATTAAAAAAGTACCTGGAGTTAAGGCTTTCTTTGTAGGAGAAGATAATATTTCACAGATTTAATATATGTATATCAAACAATAAAGTTATTTTAAATAAAAATTATGAGTGAATTTAAGTTACCTACTGAAATGGTAGAGTTACCTTCAAAAGGGTTAATGTATTCTGAAGAATCAGGACTAAAAAGCGGTAAAATAGAAATGAAATACATGACCGCAAAAGAAGAAGATATTCTAACTAATCAATCTTATATTTCAAAAGGAATAGTTTTAGATAAACTAATGCAATCATTAATTGTATCTGAAATTGACTATAATGAATTATTAGTAGGAGACAAAAACGCAATCATGGTTGCTGCTCGCATTTTAGGATATGGCTCAGAGTATAAATTTGAATATAGTGGAGAAGAACAAACAATAGATTTATCTTTATTAGAAAATAAAGAAATAGACGAAAATTTATTTACAAATGGTAATAAATTTGAATTTACTTTACCTCATTCTAAAAACCATATTACATTTAAATTTTTAAATCATAAAGATGAAAAAAACATTCAACGTGAATTAGATGGTTTAAAGAAAATAAATAAAGATAATGTTCCTGAACTTACAACTCGTTTAAAATATATGATTACTTCTGTGGAGGGGAAGTCGGAAACAAAAGATATTCGAGAATTTGTAGATAATTATCTCTTAGCTAAAGATTCAAGAGCATTAAGAGAACATATTAGAAAGATTCAGCCCGATGTTGATCTAACTTTTTTTCCCAATAATGCTGAAACTAGAGTCAATATCCCAATTGGGGTTAACTTTTTTTGGCCTGACGTCTGATACAATCCCTCAAACTAGAGCTGCTATATTTAGACAGATTCATCAAATAGTATTTCATGGTAATGGTGGTTATGACTGGGAAACAGTTTATAACATGCCTATATGGCTTCGTCGTTTTACTTTTAGTGAAATTCAAAAGTATTATGATGATGAAAAAAAATCATATGAAAATAAAGGTGATGGATCTAAAACTATAATTGATGAAAATGGTCAAGTTAAAGCACCTGAATTTTTATCAAATGCTAAAGGTAAGCACCCTGCTAAATATAAATAAAGATTATATCTTTAAATATTTATAATAAAATACCTATAAATGTCTAAATCAAGCGATAAACTTAATGAAACTAATAAAGAATTATTAGGGTTAATTGAACTTCAAAGAGAAAGTGCTGATATATCACAATCATCTTTAGACTCACTTAAAGAAGCCTTAGGCATCCAACAACGTCGTTCTACAGCTGAACAGGATCTTTTAAAAACTGGCAATCAACTTAATAGAGCCATCCAAGACCAACAAGTAGGTTTACAAGATATAAGTTCAATCCAAAAACAAATATCTAAAAATCAAAAACTTATAAATAAAGGTAAACTAACTGAAAAAGGACTAGAAAGTAGCCTTTCAGATATATCAAAAAAGAAAGTTAATACAACTTTAGAATTAGCTAACAGTTATAGTGATATTAGAAGCCAAATTTCTAAACAAATAGAGGCCCTATCCCAAGGAAAAGAAATAGACGTAGAAAGACTAAATCTTTTAAAACAATCAGAAAAATCAATTGCAGCTTCATTAGATTATGCAACATCTCAATTATCTTCTCTTGAACAACAATCAGTTTCTATAAAAGTTCAAAATACAGAATTAGAAAAACAAAATAAGTTAAGACAAGCAGAATTAGAAGCTGAAAAAAAGATAGAAAAAAGGTTAGGTGTTGTTGGTGGAATATTAAAAGGTATTAATAAAATTCCAATTTTAGGAGATGTTTTTGATGCTAGTGAAGCAACAAAAAAAATGAAAGACCATCTAAGAGAAGGTGGTTCTAATGCCGGTGCTTTAGCTAAGGGAGTAGCAAATATAGCTAAACAAATGAAAGATGGTATGTGGAATACCTCTAACCTAATATCTGGTGCATTTGGTTTAATGGTTTCTTTATTTAAAGATATGGATGCTGGAGCTGGAACATTTGCTAAAACACAAAATGTTTCCTATCAAGAAGCTTTAGCTACTAAAGAAGAAATGCAAGACATAGCCCTTGCAACAGGTGATGCTGCTATAAGAAGTAAAGGGCTAATGGAAAGTCAAATGGCTGTAAGTAAGGCTATAGGAACAAATGCCAAATTAAATAAAGCTGACTTAGTCACCATGACTGCTATGGTGAAAAAAATGGGAATGACTCATGATGAAGCAATGGGCATTCAAAAAATGTCTTTGTTAAATGGGAAATCATTAAAACAAAATACTAAAGAAGTTATAGGGGCAGCTAAAGTTCAAGCTTCAAAAAATGGACTAGTTGTAAATGAAAAGGATATTTTAAAAGAAGTTTCTAAAGCATCTGCAGCTTTAACCCTTAGCTTAGGTAATCAACCAAAAGAATTAGCAAAAGCTGTTGTACAAGCTAAACAATTTGGTTTATCTCTTGAACAAGCTGATAAAATAGCAAGTGGTTTACTTAATTTTGAACAGTCTATAACTAATGAATTAGAAGCTGAATTACTTTTAGGAAAAGATTTAAATTTTGAAACAGCACGACAATTAGCCTTAAATAATGACATAGCAGGGGCAGCAGCAGAAGTAGCTAGACAAGTAGGTACATCTGCAGATTTTGCTAAAATGAATAGAATTCAACAAGAAGCTACTGCAAAAGCTGCTGGATTAAATAGAGAGGAATTAGCCCAATCTCTTATAGATAGAGAGGCATTAGCTAAAATGTCAGGAAAAGAAGGTCAATCTGCTCAAGAAAGGTATAATGAAATGAGAGCCAATGGTGCAACTGAAGCAGAAATGGCTGAAGAATTAGGTGATGCAAAGTTAGCTGCAATGTACGAACAACAAAGTGTCCAAGAAAAGTTTAATGATTCTATGATGGAACTTAAAGAAATGTTAGCTAATGAACTTATGCCTATTTTTATGGGGATGGCTGATTTTCTTAGAGAACATATGGATTTAATAAAACCCCTTGTTAAAGCATTTTTAACCATTAAAGGGATTTCAATGGCTCTTAATGCTTTATCTACTGTAAGAAGTACATTACTTAATAAGGAACTTATGCTTCAAGTTAAAAATAGAGCAGCTTCAATAGGAAACTTTTTAGTAGGTGTGGGTAAATATGCTGCTAATGCTGCAGCATCTGCAGCAATGACTCCAATTATAGGTCCTGTTTTAGCAGTAGCTGCTCTTGCAGCTGCTTTTGCAGGTGGATATGCTTTAAAAAGTAAGTTTTCTAAAGGAGATGATATGCTTTCTCCTGGAAAATCAGATGGTGGTTATGGTAATCGCACTTTACTTGGCCCTGAAGGAGCAATTCAACTAAATAATAAAGATACTGTTATAGCAGGTACGAATTTATTTGGAGATGATACAGTTTCTGAACCTGGCAAACCTATAGAAATGGGTGGAAAAGGTGAAATTAAAATACAAAATGATAAAAAAGGTAATGGAGATATGTCTTCTGTAATATCTGCAATTAACACATTAAGTGGTAATTTAAATGCTATTGCTTCTAGACCAATAAATGTATCAATTGATGGAAATAAAATTATAACTGCAACAACTGGACAAAGACCAAATGAAACAGGAGAAGCTGTTAGAAAAAATTCATTTGAAGTTCAATAATATACAATATTTATAATAAAAAACAATAACTATGGGAATTTTAAATAGACTACAAACAGAAGGATCTAATTTAAGTGAATTTGATGGAACAACTCCACCTGTTACTAATCTAGATACAGCTGACTCAGTTTTACATAAAACTTATTCTTTAAATGGCGATCCAGCTTTATTAGGTTTTCCACAACCTTCACAACTAGATCTAAATGGTGTTACTCCTCCAAAATACTCGGATAACCCACCAGAGTAATAAAATAAAATAACAGTATGGGGCTTTTAATAAAATTAAAAAATGGGGACACCTCATTTAAATCTCTTAAATTTGGTAAAGATAGACCAGGAGGGGGAGATAGTGGAAAGCCTTACATTCAAACTCCTATTGGAGATCAAGCCGAAAATACAGCTATTGATGGTGATGGAATAATTAGAGGTGGTTTAACTGCACCATCTAGAGCACTTGAGGATGTTACGCGTTTATCTAAATATTTTTTTGATTTTAAAAACCCAAATGGGTTACTTTTTACAGCAAAACAAAATTTACTTTCAAGAATAGCCACAAAAACAGAAGCAGCAATAGGTCTTGGTTATGGTGGAAGTAAATCAAGAACAGTTTTAGGTCAAGGTGTTACTAGTGATGGATTTACTGAAAGTAATGGTGTTATAAATGGGGGTATTTATACACCTTTATCTACTTTAGGGCAAGCAGCAGTAGGATTTACAGGAACCCATTTAGATAAACAAGGCCTTGACCCTACAGGTAAATTTCCAGATGCTGCTATTAAAAAGTATGGTGATGTAGTTTTTGAAAGAAATAAAGCATCTCGAAATGGTGAAGGTCCTATTAGAAGTATTATTCCTTTTAATCTTATAAGAAAAGAACAAAGAGCAAACACTAGACTTGAAAATGCTACATTACAACAATCTAATGCTGAAGATAGAGCTATTGATGAACAAAATAGAGAAGCTTCTCAAACTAGTTTATTTACCCGTAATATTGTTGTTCCTAAAATTTCAACATCTTTAAATTATGCAGCAAACTCATTTTTAAAAAAGTGGGATGAATATAGAAATCAACAAGCTCAAAAAAAGTTAGACAGAAAAACAGCTAATCTTGAAAAGGCCCAAGCTCAAAAAGACCTAGCTAGTGAAAATGTAGGTCAATCTTATGAAGATAATTTTCAAGAAATATACTATGATAATAGATTATTAAATTTATGGAATTCACAAGGTTTAGATATTACTAAAGCATATGAAGGACAAATTCATAATTTAGCTTCTGGAGGAATTTTATATTCTTATGGTGGTGGTCCTAATTCTATTGCTGGGGTAGGACAAACAAATATACGCTTTTCTACTTTAAATGATGGAATTTCACCTGCTAGAACTGGAGCATTTAGAATAGACCCATACTTTAAAGAAGTTGATAAAGATACATCTCTTCCAGTTTATGAATATGGTAAACCTATAAACCGCCCTTTAGTATATAGTCTTAAACACATTTTTTCTAATAATACTGTTTCTTTACTTTACCAATTAAATAACCCAGATAACCCTTTAATTACAGGAGAAAAATTATTTGGTGAGAAAAATTATCTTATAGATAAGGATAATAGCGAAGATATACAACCATGGGATAGTAATAGATTTATAAGATCAAATACTAGATTTTTTAATGATATTGATAGTTTTAAATCTGTAGCTGCTACTTGGAATTATGGGAATTTTGCATCTCAAGAATTTAATAAAACTGGTGAGTTAAAAGAAAGTTTTACTAAAAGATTAGTTGCATCAAATTCTAAATCTTTTATAGCAAAATCTCCCGATTATTTAAAAGAAAACCAAGAAAGAAGAGTTAATATAGGAAGATTTAATGACCCAGGTCAAAAAGGAAATGTATCTGATTATACAAAAGGAAAAAAAGATTCTAGAGGAAAAGTTTTAGGTCCTACTGATAGAATAAATGCATTACCTATAGTAACTAGATTCCCAGATGATGATTTTTATAATGATTTTATTAGATTTAGAATTTCTACTTTAAATCTTACAGGTGGAAAACAACATTTATTTTTTAGGGCATTTTTAGATGATTTAGGTGATGACTATAGTGCTAAATGGAATACTATAAATTATATAGGTAGAGGTGAAAATTTTTATAAATATCAAGGGTTTGATAGAAGTGTAAATGTAGGATTTACATTAGCTGCTTTATCAAAACAAGAACTTCTTCCAATGTATAAAAAATTAAATTTTTTAGCTTCTACTTTAGCTCCTTCTTATACAGATGCTGGATATATGGCTGGGAATATCTCTGAACTAACAGTTGGTGATTGGTTTTACCAACAACCAGGCATTATAGAAAGTTTATCAATTTCTATTCCTGACGATTCTCCATGGGATATTCAAATACCTGTAGAAGGTAAAAGTGGTGGAGATGGTATAGGTTCTGATTTTAGTGATATTAAAACTAAAGAATTACCTTTTATGTTAAAAGTAAAAATGAAATTTACTCCAATCCATAAATTCTTACCTCAAAAACAACGAAATCGTTATGATAAACGCCAACTTTCAGATAGTAAAGGAAATATGATAGATGGAAACAAGTATGGACCAGAAAGGTATATAGCTTTAGGAATAAATGGTGATGGATATGGAAAAACAAATAAAATTACCCCCGTTCCTCCCCCAGCAACTCCTACTCTAGAAGTAAAAAATGAAATACCCGAGGTAAATATCGCTTCAACTTCTATGAATTCTGTCCAACAACAAGCAATGAATCAAGACCCAGCTGCTTATATTGCTGCAAATGATCCATTTAAATAATAATCAATAAATGAATAGATATTCTAATTTTGCAAAAACCATCTATAAAACCCCAGGTGAATCAAATAATACTTCCCCAGGTTATATTAATATTAAATATCCTGAAATTTCCCTTGATTTTTCAGACATTTATGTGTATGTTAGTAGAGGTGATAGATATGATACTTTAGCTCAACAATATTATGAAGACTCTACTATGTGGTGGATAATATCTAGAGCTAATAAAAGCCAAACCCCTGATTCTTTAATCCCTGAAATAGGAAGCCAAATAAGAATTCCAGGAAGAAACCGAACTCAAATTATAATGAGCCAATATAAAGAATTAAATAATCTTCAAAAGTTTTCATCTGCCTCCCCATCTCTTGGTAGTTATTAATAAATTATAAATAAATGTTAGGACAAGAAATTGAAACTTATGTAAAAAATGAAATTGTTACTAGACAAGCTGTTTCTTTAAGTAATTCAACTAAAAGATCTAATCAAAATGTAGTTTACTTAAATAACCAAAATTCTTGGATTAAAGTTGCTTCGGGAATAAAAGTATTAGACACTCCTGATGGGATAGAAAAACTTCAATCAATAGGTATGTCTGAATCTCAAATTCAAACATATAAAGGAGATGGTTTAGCTAAAAATTTTATTTTATTTAATGGTACTTCTTTTTTACCTGATGGGTGGAGTAAACTTCAAAATAGAGGAGGATTTGGTGTAGATTCTTTTTTATCAAATGGTTCATATTCTAAAAGTAGTTTTGGAATAGTCCCAATGCCAGGAATAGAAAGCTTTGATGTAAAATCTTTAAATAGGGGATCTATTAAAAAGGCATCTCTTAAACTAAAACTTCATAGTAGACAACAATTTGATATATTTGAACTTCTTTATTTAAGACTAGGGTATACTGTAATGATAGAATATGGAAACAATATATTCGTAAAAAATGATATAGAGAAAAAAGATGACAAAGCTAATTATGTAAATACTGAGATAACAGACACTTATATAGACAACCCAGAAGGTTTTTTTTCTCAATCCCCTTCTACCTCTGAAGGAGAACCTAAATCGTTTATTAATTTATTAGAGGAAGTAGAAGCTTTACGAAATAGATATGGAGGAAATTATGATGGGTTTTTAGGTAAAATAGTTAATTTTGAATGGTCTATTGATGAGTTAGGATCTTATGATATTACTTTAGATTTAATAAGTTTAGGAGATGTAATAGAATCTTTAAAAGTAAATCTCCCTATTAGTCAAAGATTTATTAATTTTTTAAATAATATAAAAAAAGGAGCAGAAGAAGAAGAATGCCCTAATCTCCTTTCAGCTATGATTTATTCCCATAAATATTCAGCTGCAAATCAATCAGAAGACCTTAAACCAGTTCACACTTATGGTTTACTCCGTGGCCCAAATGAAGAACCTGGTATACTTAGTAAAGGAGTATCTGCTTTTAAAGCATTAGCTTCTAGATTTACTGACTATGATAACTCAAACCCTTTAAAACTAGGTCAATCTGGGGTGAAAATGGTTACTCAAGGTGCTTTAACAAGTAAAAATACAACAATTGATTTTTATTGTGGTCCTAAAAGCTTTAATTGGAAATACAAAGATATCCCTAAAAAAAAGGTAGGTACTAAAACTTACACACAAGAAGAAATGTCAGCGGGTCAACCTGATATAGACCATACAGCTTATGATGCTAAATATCTTAGAGATGGGGTAAATGCCTCATCTTATAGAAATTGGTATCTTACTGATAGTGGGTATAAAGAAGATTTAGATGAATTCGTTGAGGAACACACAGGTAATGTTAGCCATTACCAACTATGGAGTGAAGAGTCAATTTCATTAGATAATCCTAGTTGGACACTTACCCCTGAAGACGGTTTTAAAACGACTCAATCCCCTGCAAATCATTATTTAAGATTTGGAGCTCTTCTTCAATGGATACAAAGTAATATAATCCCTGTAATAAAACAAAATGATGAAGATAAGAATGGAAACCCTGTTATTACTATTAATACCAACCCTAACTATTTTGAAGCAGGAATGTATACTATCCCAAACCAAATATCTTTAGATCCAAGAGTATGTATTGTTAGAAATACTGTTGTAAATCCTGTTAACCACCAATATAATGAATTTTACCGAGAATTACAACCATTTAGAGAAATGGATTTTAAAAATGAAGATTTAAGTTTTTATAATGTAGTTAGTGGTGAGTTTTCTCGCCCAATCAATCCAAATAGAGCATACATTAAAAATATTTTTTTAAACCATAAATTTATTAATAAATCTCTTTCAACAGATAAAGAAGGCAAAGTAAATCTTTTTCAATTTTTAAAAAATCTTTGTGATGGGATTAATGTAGCTTTAGGAGGAATTAATAATTTGGAACCTATAATAAATGAAACTACAAATAAACTTACAATAGCCGACCTAACCTCAATCCCAGCACAAATTGATCAATTCCCTGATCCTCCTTATAAATTAAATTTATTTGGGTTTTCCAATGAGGGTTATGGAAATTTTATAAGAAAACTAGATATAAAAACAACTATTACCCCAGAATATGCTACTATGATTACAGTTGGTGCTACATCTAATGGATACGTTAAAGGTACAAATGGAACTGCTTTTTCTAAATGGAATAAAGGTTTACAAGATAGATATAAACCAATTATATCCTCCCCAGACCCTACTTATACTTCAAATAGAGATTTAACTGAGGAAGAAGAAGAAAGTATTTTTTTAAATCAACTCCTTCCTGATGAAGCTGCTACAGTATATTACCAAGTTTTTTTAGATACATGGTATGAATGTAAAATGGGAATAGGAGAAGGGAAAGGAGATGTTTATGACGACACTCTAATAGAAAGACAACTTTCAGTAGGATCAGAATTTTACCAATTTGCTTTAGCAAAAAAGACTATGGATAATATGGGCAGTAATAGTATAGCAGGAGGAATTGGATTTATCCCCTTTAAAATGAGCTTTACTATGAATGGACTATCAGGAGTAAAAATTTATAATACACTCCATGTAGATTCATCCTTTTTACCTAAAGCTTATGGAGATACTTTGGATTTTATAGTTACAGGAGTTGACCATTCTATTAAAGATAACGATTGGGAAACAAAAGTTAGTACTCTTGTTCAACCTAAAACTAGCCAAGTTAATAGTATAATTATAGGATATAACTATATTTTTAAGTATCTTGAGTTTCATAATAACAAAAGTATATATCAAGGAGATCAAGTACCTTCAAATGTAGCTACTTCTCGTTTATCTAGTCCTAACCCTAACCCCCAACCTGTTGAAAGAGATGGAGATAGAACAAAAGGTACTATAGGAACAGTAGGAGTAAAACCTATAGCTGAACTTTCACCTACAGCAAAATCAAAAGAAGAAATTGACAGTATAGTTATTGCATCTGAAGCAACTGATCCTATTAGAAAAAGAATAGTAACTATAGCGGCCTCATATATTGGACAAAATGAAACCCCTGGAAATAATAGTGGTTGGCATGACCCATTATTTCAAGATAAAATGACTCCTTCAACTACAGGAAATAATTGGGGTTGGTCACAAACCCAAGCTTGGTGTGATTATTTTACCTCTTTAGTTTGGTATGAAGCATACACTACAGGAAACGCTTTAGTTGGTCCTGCTAATAGTAAGTATACAGCTATCTTTAATCGATCTGGATTAACAGGATTTGATAAAGGAGCTAAAGTAGAAAGCAATACAGATACAAAAGGTCCTTTTGGTTCATATGTTGCTTATACTCGTAAATATTTTCAAAGGGCAGGAAAGTATATTACAATCCAAGAAGCTAAATCTGGTAAAAAACTCCCCCAACCTGGTGATATGTTTACTACCCAAAATTCTTCAGGTCAAAACCACATTGGTATAGTAGCTAAAGTATTTATTAAAAATGGTAAACTTACCCAATTTTCTACAATTGAAGGAAATACGGGCCCACCAAAAAATGATCCAAGAGATGGGGGTTTAACTAAGTATAGATTTAAGTTTTGGGATATGTCTATTGTTCATGGTTTTTGTCAAGTATTAACTTCATAAATTTAAAGATATGCCTTATTATCCACTTTCTCAAGTTCAAACTGGTTTATTTACAAATGGGGGTGAATATGTTTTTAAGTATGATTTAAATATTGAATATAAAGGGTCATATTTTAAAACCTCTAATGGAAAATTCTACACGGAAAAATTTCCTAATGATCAATCATTAGAAATAGTTCCTATTAATCAAACTAGTGGTCAACCTTTAGAAAATGAACAATTACCTTCTGGAAATCAAAACATAATTAGTATAGTTAATAATTTTTCAACTGATGATGCTAGTGTATATGATAATAAAGGAAATGTTATATATATTGCTAATACTTCTAACTATGCTTCAAATGCTAAACCAAGATCAATACCTTCTTTTTATTACCCTATTTTATCCCAAAAACAAAAAGAAGAAGGCCAACTTATAAGATATTTTACAAAAAAAACTAATGAATTAAAATATATCGAAATTAATAAAAAAACATATGATTCTTTATTAAATAAATCTTCAACAATAGCATGGGATTTATACGACCCTGCATTTCTTATTTGGAAAATTAAAGGGGATGAACAAGAAGTTTATATCTTAAATCAATCATCTGCTGTATCTGTAGAACAACAATATAGATGGCCTGGTTTTTCTCAATATTTTAAAGATAAGTTTACTCAATTTTATTTAAAACCTAATACACAAGAAAATTTATATACTAGTGGAGGAGAATTTACAACCCCTAATGGGAAAGAATACATTGGTTATTATCATATTCATCCTGAAAAAGGTCCTATGGTAGGAGCAACTCATATGAAAAGGAAACATGATCTATTAACTCCTATTAACCCTAGTGCTCCTCAAATTGAACTTTCACCCCAACCTTCACCTTCAACTCTACCACCACCACCTTCAATGGGTGGAGGAGGATATTCTGGTGGTGGAGGAGGATACTAAAATATTTGTTTATTTAAATATTTTTTAGTATCTTAATCTTATGTATTGGCTTATAGAAAATCA